ATAAGTGAGGCCACCAACGTGGATCAAATCCTTCTGCTGGTCTTGCACCTTCTTGTACTACATAGTACCTGTTAATTGCTTCATCACTACCTAATAACATATCATCACGTAAATGAGGTAGTTCTAACACATCACCAGGCATTAATTTTCTGCCTATAGTTTCCATCATTGTTTCAATATGAAAATTAACAAATACTGTATCGTTTGCCAAGAATGCGCCAAATTGTGTTAAATCAAAACCATCGTTATCTTGTAATTGGTATGTACCAATCATTTCAAAAATGTCTTCACTGTATTTTCTGTCCCTGTTTTCTAAGAACAATAAGTCTTGTATAAAGATTTCTGATAGCTCACCTTCAGTACTTGGCCTCGTAGGATCTTTAGAATTTGCAATGTCTTGAATACCTAAATATTTGTGTACATGCACACCGGTTCCGCCAGCATGTAAATGCTCGCCAACGATTCTATCAAAAAACCTATGCTCGTTAGTTTTTGTCGGATTCCATAGTTTTAACTTTCCCATAACACTATTTATCAGAACTTTAATGAAGCAAATTTAGTACTGATAAATATTGATATGAACAGAGAGGCCTTGTTAAACACAATAAAAGAGCAGTTAGGTAACATTCCGGTAGCAGTTGAAGTAGGTGTCTGGCGGGGAGATTATAGTAGATCTATAATTACAAAACTTGTTCCAGAAACATTCCACGGCATTGATCCGTACGAAATATATGAAGGATATACTGATAAACCATCAGTGATTGAGTTTGAAAATCAAGACAGTCTCGATCAACTTTATGACAGAGTTTGTAAAACTTTTGAAGGATTTAATAAGGATTTAGGTTCAACTAAAACTCTTTTAGTTAGACAAATGGGAGCCAACTATGCATTAGAGTTTGCAAATAACTCTGTTGATTTCGTCTATTTAGATGGTGATCATCAGTATGAATCTGTAAAATCAGAAATTGAAGCATGGTATCCTAAAATTAGAGTAGGTGGTATTTTAGCAGGACACGACTACGTTGAAAGAAGTCATATTGAAGAATTTGGTGTTATTTTAGCAGTAGACGAATTTATTAAAAGAGAAGGATTACAATTAAACACAACCACAGAGCATTTTGCTACTTGGTGGATAACAAAAACATAGGACACACATGAAAATTTTTATTACTGGGCACGATGGATTCATTGGCTCACACATGGTAGAACGCCTTAAGAGCGACCATGAACTAGCATTTCTCGAATATGATTTAAGAGATCATCAACAAGTTAAATTACAATTACTCGAGGTTAATCCAGATATTATTGTACACTTAGCGGCAAGAACCGAAGTCGAAGATAGTTTCTATGAGCAAATAGTTTTCTCTGAAGTAAATTATGTAGGTACTGTTAACCTAATTGAAGCGGCATCAACCTTACCAAACTTACAAAACTTTGTGTTTGCAAGTACAATGGAAGTATATGGATGGCAACCAGTTAGTGACTTAATAAAAGACGGTAAAGAACAACATGACAGTATTATTGCATTCACCGAAGAAACACAACCAAATCCAAATGCTCCTTACGCCGTTGCAAAGTATGGTTGTGAAAAATATTTAGAGTATGCAAATAGAAGTTTAGGATTACCATTTACTGCAATACGTCAAACAAATGCATATGGTAGAAAAGACAATAACTTTTTTGTAACAGAACAAATTATTTGGCAAATGTTAAATAATCCAGATGAGATATTTTTAGGTTATGGTAAACCATATCGTAACTTTATATTCATAGAAGATTTACTTGATGCCTGGGAGGCAGTTATACGCAATCCAGATAAGTGTGCAGGAGAAATTTTTTGCTTGGGACCGAACAATGCAATCAGGATTTCAGACTATGTACAAGTGATAGCATCTAAGATAGGTTGGCAAGGAACAATTCATTGGGACAAGAAGCCTGTTCGTCCCGGAGAGATATTTTTGCTCAATAGTTCGAATGATAAAATCACAGAAAAGTTAGGTTGGGAACCTAAAATTACCTTAAGCGAAGGCCTTGACCAAACTATTGCTGTTTGGAAAGAAATCTGTGCCAAAAACGCCAAATTCAAGAATATTACCAATATAATCGCATAATTTTTGCGTTAATTCTATATATAGTTGTTGACAAGGTTAAAAGATGTGTTAATATGTAGCATATCTTTTTATACCAAAGGATAACTATTTACATGGCGAAGAAGGGAAAGAAAAAAGACTTTTATTATACACCGGAACCTGACTGGGAAGAGTTTCTTGATGCAAAAACCGAAGAGGAAAAAGAAAAAGCCTTTAGCTCAGTAAATTATTTTGTCCGCACAGAAATTAACGATAAAGTTAAAATTACTAAGACAAGAGAATGGATCAAACATAAAGCACCTTGGAACAAAAAAGATCGCGAAATTATTTTAGCAAGTCCTGACTGGGTGTTTAGTTCAAGTTCTATCACTTTTTTTATTGAAGACAAACTAGGCTACTTGCCTGAAAAAATTGCAAAGCACATAGACAGTAGAAAAAAGGAATGGCTTAAAAGAGGGCAAATAGAAATAGACGAAAAAAAAGCAAAACAAAAAGAGACCCCACCAAAGAGAATGATCAGTATTCAAGATAGGATGAAACTTCAAATAGGTACTCTTTGTGGTGATTTAGAATACTTCTTAGATGAATTAATTGATGGTAAAAAAACATTAAAACAATTCAAACCTTATGAGATGATGATGATATATCAGCCAGAAGTAAAAGTCCCTCATGCAAAGTTAATTAAAGAAGAGTTTAGTGACGGACATTTAGAAGCACTTGAAGTTCAAGAATGGAAAGACCCAGACATAAAAGAAGCATATAGTAATTTTAATCTAAAACTGCGTAAGGCGTATGTAGAGTACTACGAAATGATTAATACTGCTTGTGATACTATTATACAAACAAAAGCCACTAAACGCAAAGCTCGTAAGCCTAAGGCTAGGTCTAAAGAGAAGATTGTACAGAAATTAAAGTTTAAGATTAATGAACCTGATTTAGGATTAGCCAGTGTTACACCTACTGATGTTGTTTATGCTAACGAATGTTGGGTATATAATGTTAAAACTAGGAAACTAGGAGTATATAAAGCATTAAACAAAGACCCGAGAAGTCTTAAAAGAGAGGGTGCTGGGTTAAACGTAAAAGGCACAACTCTCAAAGGTTTCTGTGAAGTATCAAGCCTACAAAAAACACTCCGTAAGCCAAAAGAGCAACTAAAACCTTTTATAGCAGGTGCTAAAACATCATGTAATAAGAACTTTGAGGCTATTACAACTACTGATACTAGAATGAACGGCCGCTTTAACGAACATACTATTATCTTAAAAACGTTTTAACCACTCTTAGACAACACACCTCTAAATTCTGATAAATAGTGTTATGCCAGAGAATCAAATAGGATATAGCAGTAGAGAAGATCTCGTAAGAGAGTTGCAACTCAGACTAGCAGATGATATTGTCGATGTAGAGCTCGACAGAGATCATTACGACGTAGCAATCGATTCTGCTTTAAGAAGGTATAGACAACTCAGTTCCGGTGCGGTAGAAGAGAGTGTGATCTTCATTCAAACCCAAATTGGACAAACAGAATATACTTTACCAGGAGAAGTAATGGAAGTAAGACGTCTTTATCGTAGAGGCGTTGGTAGTTCTTCTGGTACAGGCTCAAACTTTGATCCTTTTGATGTAGCATTCAACAATATGTATCTATTAAATGCAGGCCAAATAGGTGGCTTAGTAACATTTGATGCATTCTCACAGTACAAAGAAACTATAGGACGTATTTTTGGTAGTGAATATAATTTCCTTTGGAATAGAAATACCAAAGTTTTAAAAATCCTAAGAAACGTTTCAACAGATGAAGAAGTAGCAGTCGGTGTATATAATTTTATTCCCGAATCATTATTACTTGGAGATATTTACGCAGGTAAGTGGTTAGGAGATTTTTCACTAGCTCAATCGAAATTGATACTTGGTGAAGCAAGAAGCAAGTACATGGGTGGTATCCCAGGTGCAGGCGGCAACATTGTTCTCAATGGTGAAGCAATGAAGCAAGAAGGCCAAGCAGAACTGGATGTACTTATACAAGCAGTACACAACATGGAAGAAGGAAATAGCCCATTAGGATTTGTAATAGGTTAGTTTCTTTTTTACTTGTTGTTGACAACACAGCGATGATAAGTATTTTTCACAACACAAACAGGTAAAATATGAATATTATCGGACTTGTAGGATTTATAGGTTCAGGCAAAGACACAGTAGCAAACATGTTTGTTGAAAATCATGGTTGTGTACAAGACAGTTTTGCCTCTCCACTTAAAGATTTATGCTCAACTATATTTGGTTGGGAACGTCCTCTTCTAGAAGGCGATACTGTTGAAAGCAGAGACTTCAGAGAAACACCAGACCTATACTGGACTAAAAAATTAAATATTGATAATTTTACCCCTCGTTTAGCATTACAATTAATGGGTACAGAAGTACTTAGAAATCATTTTCATCAAGATATTTGGCTTAATAGTTTAGAATATAGATTGAGAATGAGACATCAAACAAATCCTTGTGTTGTTGTAAGTGATCTAAGATTTCAAAACGAACTATCATTAATAAAATCTATGAATGGCTTTGTTATTTGGGTACAAAGAGGTGAATTACCCGAATGGTATGATGTTGCAAAGACATCACAAACAAATGCAGTAAATAAAAAAATTATGCAAACACGTTATAATAGTGTACATGAAAGCGAATGGAATTGGGTAGGACACCCTGTAGACTATATAATTAAAAATGAAAGCACATTAGACCACTTAATATCTAGAGTTGCTGAAATAAGAGCAGATGTAGATGTCAAAAACCCGTCTACAGCACTATATAGTGTGTGAAGGCTATTTATCAAAAACCACTAATACCGCGTACCCCAATATTCTATAATACCGCATAATACCGTCTTTTGGATAAATACTTGTATCCATAACAAATTATATATAATGGGAGAACAATATGGCTACATTAACCTCACCGGGCGTTAGCATAACCGTAACAGACGAAAGTTTTTATGCGGCGGCTGGCACCGGAACTGTACCTCTTATCATTATTGCAACAGGCGAAGATAAAACTGCTCCAGATGGTTCATCAACTGCCTCATACACAACGAAAGCAAATGCTGGAAATGTGTATCTAGTCAATAGTCAACGAGAGTTACTAACAAATTACGGAAACCCTAACTTTAGAAAAAGTGGGGCGACACCTTTACACGGAGACGAGTTAAACGAGTATGGTTTACAAGCGGCTTACAGTTTCTTAGGAATTGCTAATAGAGCATACCTCCTTAGAGCTGATATCGATTTGTCAGAACTAACTGGTTCATCAGCGGCTCCAACAGCAAACCCAGCAAACGGTTCATACTGGTTAGATTCAAGTGCAACAACTTGGGGACTAAAAGAATGGAGTGGAAGTGCATGGGTGCTTAAATCAACATTATCACCAAACAAAGACCAAGTTACTACAGGAGCCGCACCGGCACCTAAAGCCTCAATTGGCGTAGACGGTAACTTTGCTGTTGTTTATCAAACAAGCACAGGTACTACAATGGCTGACATCAAGTTATTTGAAAAAATTTCAGGTGCTTGGTATGCGATAGGTACAACTGCATGGGACACAGCATCAAGTGGCGACTTCCAAGTTGCTAGGCACACAAACGTTCCTACAACAAGAAGTGGTGGTGGTTCACTTGAAGCGGGTCGTGATCTTTATTTACAAACTAACACATTGAACAACGGTTCAGTTCTTGGTTTAAAACTTTACAGCTCAACTACAACAGCATGGACTACTCAAGCCGCTTCTTACAGAGAAACTTCTTATGAAGCATACTCAGATTATGGCTCTACAGCAGAATTAGGCGATCTATGGTACAAGTATAGTGCCGCAGATGCAACAGTTCAGTTAAAAAGACATAACGGTACACAAACACTAACAATTTCAAGTTCTGCGGCAATTGCTGACACAACTACAACAGCAACTGGTCACATTAGTGGTTCGGTTGCAGTTAAACTTGACATTAACGACAGATTTCTTGTTAATGGCGCAAGTGGATATGTTAACGTAACTATGTATGACTTTGATAGTGATTCAGACGGCAACCTAAGTGTTGACGACATGGTCCAAGCAATTAACTCAGCTCTAAGTGCCGCCAGTGCGGCAAACACACATGCTGACAAAGTTATTGCTTCTAACGTTTCTGGCAAAGTCACACTAGTTAATAGTGCTGGCACAGACATTAACATTTCTGGCGGTGACGTTGCAGGATTTAATGCCGCAGACTTAGGTCTAGCAGAAACAAACAGTAACTGGGAAGCCTTAAGTTTTACATCCGCTTCTACTGCACCAACAGGTACACTAGCAGATGGTACTTTATGGTATGATAATTTACTTGACAACACTAATATTGACATTGTCTATAAAGGTGCAGACAGTAAGTGGAATTCATATCCATATGATGTAAACGTTAGGTCTGCAGAGCCAACAGTACAAAGTGACGCAGGCGCACTTGTAACTGGTGACTTATGGGTTTCAACAGCAGACTTAGAAAATTATCCTAAGATTTACAAATATAACTCAGCATTAGCGGCAGGATCAAGATTCGTGCTAGTAGATAACACTGATAAAGTCTCAGCAGACGGTATTGTATTTGCTGATATGAGAAGTGCAATTACACAAGGTGCTGGCGTTGCAATGGATGACGATTGTGTTGATCCAGCATTATATCCTTTGGGTATATTAGGTTGGAACAAACGTTTATCTGGCGGTAATGTTAAGAAATATGTAACTGCAGACTCTAGATGGGAAGACAACAGTGGTAACTTTGCTAGTGGTGCTCCTAAAATGCTTAGAAAAGCACAAAGAGGTGCAGTTGTTACAGCATTACAGGCGTCTTTAACTGCTAATCAAGACATTAGAAATGAAACTAATAGATTTAATCTAATTGCATGTCCTGGTTACATAGAATGTTTAGATGAGATGTTAACTCTTAATACTGATAGAAAAGAAACAGCATTTGTTATTGGAGATTCTCCATTAGGATTAACAAGTGATTCAACTTCTACGCAGGCATGGGCAACTAACTCAGCAGTTGTTACAGCAAACGGTGAAGATGGACTAGTAAGTGCATCAGAATACTGTGCTATTTACTATCCACATGGTATGTCAACTAACTTAGACGGAACTAACATTTGTATTCCTTCAAGTACTATTGCATTAAGAACAATGGCATATAATGACCAGGTGGCATTCCCATGGTTTGCACCAGCAGGTTTCCAAAGAGGTGTTGTAAGTAATGCAACGTCTACAGGTTACTTGGATAGGACAACAGGACAGTTTAAAGCAGTTTCGTTGAACGAAGGACAAAGAGACAGTCTGTACAGCAATAAAGTTAACCCAGTTGCTAGTTTCCCAAGTAGAGGAATTAGCATATTTGGACAAAAAACTTTAAATTCTACAGATAGTGCAATGGACAGAATTAACGTTGCACGTTTAGTTGTTTACATAAGAGAAAGACTTGACGATTTAGTTAAGCCATTCTTATTTGAACCTAATGATGCTTCAACAAGAGCAGATGCTAAGGCAATAGTTGATAGATTCTGTGCAAACCTTATTACTCAAAGAGCTTTATTTGACTTTGTTACAGTTTGTGACACTACAAATAACACAGCAGAGAGGATTGATAGGAACGAATTGCACATTGATATTGCTATACAGCCAATCAAAGCAATCGAGTTTATTTACATTCCGATCAGAGTACAAAATACTCTTGGTTCGACTGCATAAGTTAAACTTAACACTAAAAGGCGTCATTAGGCGCCTTTTTTTGTGATTATAATAACATACTATAATTGATTTTGCCGAAAAGTGATAAATATTTGCATATAAACGATTATCGTTATTATTAGGATTATAATTTTCGTAGGAGAAATAAAATGGCATTAGAGGCTATACCAACATTAAATAAGTTCGGAGTACCTACAGGTGATAGTGAGACCGGGACTGGCATTTTGATGCCAAAACTGAAGTATCGCTTTAGAGTAACATTTTTCGAAGGCTTTGGTGGTGCGGTTGCAGGTGATAACATGGTTCTTACCCAAAACGTACAATCAGTAGTTAGACCAAAGATTACTCACGAAGAGATAGTTATCGATTCTTACAACTCAAGAGTATGGGTCCAAGGTAAACATACCTGGGAGGCTATTACAGTAACAGTAAGGGATGA